GAAAGATATTTTTACCATACTGTTGCACAGTCATTCAATAGTAGAGCAAATATTATTGTAAACCGCTTACCTTACGGGTCAGATCTTGGTGAAGGGTTTACTAACAAATATTTTGCTACTGTATATCCTGTATTACCTGTTAACAAGACAGCATTCGACAGTATGAGCGGTACCGCAACTAGCTATTTGTCAGCAAATATCGACGACACAACATCAGACGAAGGACCAACTACTCAGTTTTCTCCTGCATCTGCTAACGACACGGTAATTTATTTTGTAGGTAAGCCTACTTTTATCACTCTAACTCAAGCACAGTATGTTGCTATATTAGATGATTCAGGTATTAGCTGGCAAAATGAACCAGTTGCTACAGCAGGCCAAACCCCGTCATTTACGGTCGATAATACAGCAACAGGTGTTGCCGATCAGTTAACCAGTTTAGGTTACGCTGGTCTTATCGTTCTCAACACAGCCAAAACAACTATTAACCAAAAGTTAGAAGGTTATTATACATCTATTGTTGATAACACTAACTTGTATGCAACAACTAACTACGACGACATTACAAGATTTACAGTATCTAAAACAGAAAGTGATGACGTTGTAGAATTTTCAAGCTTGACTGACATTCCAAACACAAGATTGAATTTTGACTTGTCTGCTGCATATAATAGTGACGCAATACCAGTTAATATTTCACAAACACAAGAAAGTATTGTTACATTTGAAATTAATACAAATTCATTTGACGATACTCTTGTATTTGGTCTTTACAAATTACGTCAGTCAGTCTTTTCGCCAGAGGTAACCAAACTCGATTATGTGTTAGAGGAAGGCTATTTCGGTAGTATTGATTATTACAGACAAATTAACAACTCAACTGGTGGTGCTCCGAATAGTTTCTACTTGCCACAGATCATGACCAATAACAGTGTTAATATGGCAGTAAAAATTAACCCGAATATCTCTGGTAGATTTGCTGGAAGTGATCTTAACGAGGACGGTACACCTAAGAGAAGAGTTCGTATCTTGAATACCCAGTTGGTTAATCTTGAATATCCTTCTCAGGACGCTGCTGTAACTTATAAACAAATTGTTGGCTTGCCGCAAGGTAATGTATCAGAGCTTAATGAGTTAAGAGCTGTTTATAATACAGCTGGTGATCTTTATACAAGAGAGTCTAATTATGTATTCGGTCAAGGTAATGCAGCAGCGTTACCAGCAGCTAAGTATAGTACAACTAAAGCAAGTAATAATAAGATTGGTAACTTGCCAGAAAAGATTGACAGAGTTTTCGATAGATTAGCTAATGTAGATCTTTTTGATATTGATATTATGACTGACGGTGGTTTAAGTACAATTTGGACCACGGTTAAGAATACAGAAGTTTCTGAAAACAGATCACCTTTCAATCCAGTTGCTGGAGTTACTGCTGGTGATTATTTTGATGACAGAGATTCATTAATGGGTATTAATGAGCTTTCTGCAACAGGTATTGACTTAGGTCCAAATGCACTCAATATTAGATCAAGTTGGGCTACAGTCACAAACAAGTTTATTAATTTTGCTCAAAACATCAGAAGGGATTTTATATTTGTTTCTGATCCAATTAGGCAAATTTTAGTAACAGGTGATAATCAGAAGGGTATTAACATTCCAGGATCTAATTTCCCTCTTAGCATTTTATCGCCATTGAAGCAAACCTATAACATTATTAATACAAACTATGCAGCAGCTTATGCAACATGTGCACAGGTTTATGATGCTGGTTTAGGTGGTCAAGTTTGGATTCCATTCTCTGGTATAGCAGCCGCTGCTTATGCAAGGACAGATGCTAATTATGCACCTTGGTATGCACCAGCTGGTTTTGCTAGAGGCACAGTCAATCCAAATGATATTGCTTTATACCCGAACCAGAAACAGCGCGACCAATTATATGATCAGGTTAATATTAACCCGGTTGCATTCTTCCCTAGTGAAGGTTTTGTAATGTTTGGTCAGAAGACACTTCAAACTCAACCAAGTGCGTTTGATAGAGTGAATGTAAGACGTTTATTCCTTTATCTTGAGAAACGTACAAGAGAGACGGTTAAGTATTTTGTCTTCGAGCCAAATACGTTGTTTACAAGGACAAACGTCATTAACGTTCTAACCCCAATATTCGAAGATGCAAAGAACAATGAAGGCCTTTATGATTATCTCATTGTTTGCGACGAGCGTAATAATACGCCCGACGTCATTGATGCGAATGAATTGGTAGTAGATATATACTTGAAACCAGTTAGAGCCGCTGAGTTTATTCTTGTTAACTTCTATGCAACTAGAACAGGGCAAGACTTCAGCGAGATAGTCGGATAATATAATTAGATCATATCGAAGCCAGGTCGAAAGGCCTGGCTTTTTTTTCGAATACGATCTAAAAGCATAAATAATAGTATGGCAGTTACAACGCAGACAATTCAAAACTTTTATAGAATAGCATCGTTGAGAGACTTCGCAAGAGACTTTCAATTCAGGGTGCTTTCTTTGGATCCCGGCGATGGTAGTACTATAGAATTTGATGAAAACGACTTTGTTTATGCAACAACAGCTAACCTACCAGCCAGGGCTATAACAAACGTACCCGTACCTTACATGGGACTACAATTTAATGTTCCAGGTAGTGCAACTTACCCGGGTAGTGATAGTTACTCAATGACATTTTATACTGATCAAGCTTCTAAAATTAGACAGAAGTTTGAAGATATGTCTAGAGAGATTTTTGATGAACAAACTAGCACAGGTAATTATTACACACCAACACGCGGTGCTGTAATGACATTAGTACAATTAGATAACGCATTAAATGACGTTGCTATTTACAACCTTGTTGGTGTATCAATTAGAAACGTAGGAGAGTTAACATATAACATGGCATCAGGAACAGGTACTATTGTTAACTTTACATCTCAAATGGCATATCATTATTTCCAACGTTACAATAGTAGAGAAGCTGCCAGATCTGCTGTTTCAGTATCGTTCGAATTCGGTACAGGTGCATAATAGCATTTCTATTCTATAAAGTTTAAACCGGTAACATTGTGTTGCCGGTTTTTTTTGATTAAATATTTTAAGTGAACAACGGTGTTACAGATCTATTACGCTCAGTTGGTGATGAAAGCGGTTTACCACCAGCG